AATCTTCTTACTATTATTAGTAATCAGAAAAGCCACAGCACTTATGTCAAATTACACCACAATCGCAGAATTAGCTAAAACAGCCTCAAATAATGTCATATCTACCTATAGTTCGGTGGCTGAGTTCGCCAAAACTAATTTAAGTAGTATCATAAGTAAGTATACAGGAGAAGACGAATTGGAGGATAACGATGGCTGATATTGAATTAGTAGAAGGTGAAGAGGGTGATGTCTACCAAATTACTATTAAAGATAAAGATGGCAATGTAATAGATTTATCCTCTAAAGGCATTACTGCTGTAAAAATGGACATCGCTTTACCGGATACCTTATCTGTACCAACTATAACTGTTCCTACAACCTCATTTGCAATAGCAGGTGCAAGTAATGAAATTGCTGAATGGACAGTACTAGGTGCTGAAATACCACCCGCTGGAAATTACTTAGCTATGCTAACATTTACAGGCGTAGGTATTATTAGAAAATCTAGACGTTACTTATCAGTACACGTCAAAGAAAAGATTGGTTAGTCTAGCCAGACATTGTCTGGACCTAATTGATCTATAAAACCTTGTACAGCATCTTTAGGAAACAAACTTGTAGCAATGCTACCATCATTTAATTTAAAATTTACTTTTACAAATTCCAAGAATATCTTATAGATGTAAGAGAACATAAATGTTAGAGATCTACTTACCCTGCACATATGGGCCTGAGTTAATATGAAAGGGTCCCTGACACTTTATGACAAGTAGAGCCGTTGTAAGGACATGAATCCTGAGGATATCAGAACCAGAGGCTGTAAGGTCTGTGTTAATCAAGAAGCCCAAAAGTATGAAGAAGCTTATTTCACTAAAACACTATCAGTTGATGAGATTGTAAAGGAATTAGGCATATCTAATTATACTTTCTATAAACACATCCGGGATCACATAAGACCTGAAGCCGCAATGACTATTTCCGGTGGAGCTCTGGTACTAGCGGAACAGGTAATAGATAAACAAGGATTAATTGTAGAGATATTAGAAGACCTTAGAAGTCAATCTAGAAAGACTTTAACAGTCCTTGATGGAGAATTAGATATAAATATGATTAAAGCATATACTATGTTAGTTGCAGAACAAAGACGCACTATAAAACTACTTGCTGAACTACAAGGTGAATTTAATCTACAAGATGTTAAATCAGTTACAAATAACTATAATATAGAATTTACTCAAGTCGTAGATAAGATCATGCAAGTAGCCTGTCAAACTTGTAGACCCAAATTTGCTGAAGAGCTAAAACCAATTATATTGAGAAAAGTTGAAAACAAGTCTTGAAGTAACCTGTGATCCGACAAAATGGACAGGATTGTCTATTGGAGAACAATTATTAAAAAAATTAGAATGGAGTGTTGATCCTCTAGCCTTTTGGCCAGATCCAGCTGGAGGTAATGTGCATCTATGGGATTCACAAAGATCTATTCTTAAATCGATGTATCACTTCGATAAGAACGGTAAGCGTATAAAGTCGGAACTTATCTTTGTATCCGGCATGAGAGGTGGTAAGACAACTATAGCTGCACTTATGTCCTTGTATGAAATTGCCCGATTACAGTTCCTAGAAAATCCACAATCAAAATATGACCTAGCCCCTAACTCTGAAATAATGTGTATCAATGTAGCACCATCTCAAGAACAAGCATTAGATACAGTGTTTGCCCGTGCTAAAGAACTAATGTCAAATTCTCCTTTCTTTTGTTCATTAGATCCAGATATGACCTTTAACAAAGCTAAATTCCCCAAGCGTATAACTCTTAAAGCTCTTGGATCTAATGTAAAGTCTAACGTAGGAAGAACTATTAAATGCTTTGTTGCAGACGAAGTCAGTTCTTTTGAAGATGCAGAGAAACATAGTCCAGAAGAGATTTACTTTAAACTATCTAACTCTACAGGTACCTTTAAAAAATGGAATGAAAATATTAGAATTGCTATTAGTTCAATTGCCGCACCCGGAGATTTCATTACATCATTGTATAAACAAGCTAAGAAAGAAGATTGGCCTTGGGCAGAATTACTCTGGAAAAAGACTTGGGAGTTAAATCCAAACATGGGCTTGGATATATTAGAAGAAGAGAGAAAACGTAACCCAGACATATTTGATAGAGACTATGGTGCAGAAGAAGGTGTATCGATCAGATCATTCTTTAATGGTTATAAATTAGATGAATGCAAAAAGGTAGCCTTTAAAATCAATGTATTCCAAGGTGAACCTCCTGTAGATAAACTACATCGTAAATATGGCTTTATTCCCACTCTAGATGTAAATCTATTAGATATCCGTAAATATCCTAATGCAGTTACATGGTTTATCGGAGCAGATCCTGCCATTAGAAAGGATGCTTTCGGACTATCCTTAGGCTATATAGACACATTTGGTAAAATCAATATCGTAGGTTCCACTGTATTTATTGCCGCCAAAGGAGATGAAATAAATACCAATGAAGTCATTAAACTTCTGGAGCCGGTATTACAACATCTTCCCATCTCCATCTATATATTCGACATATATTTCCACTCCGACATCCAGCGTGTTATGCGCGACTATAATGTCAACACAATACAGCATACGCTCAAACTCAACGATTGGATATACCTTCGCAATGACTTGTCTGAGCAAAGTTGTACAGTGCCTATGGTTGACCTATTGTTTAAAGAATATGCTGAATTACAGCTTATTAACGGTAGAACAGTCGATCACCCAAGTTCTGGGTCAAAAGATCAGGCTGATAGTACCGCACAGATTGTATCATATGTTAGGAGAGAGGAAGAAGAGAATAAGAACATGAGTCAAGCAATCATGACCTATCAGGTGGTGGCATTCTAATGCAATTTCCTTGGAAAATAGTTAAAGCTGGTGCTTCTATATCCGAACCAATAGATTTAACAAAAAAACCTATAGAACCTCTAGTATTATCACCAGCTAGTATTATCGGTGGACAACAGACTGATTTCGATAGATTAAGGCAAACTGGTAATCGTTATGGTTTAGCTGATAATTTATATGCAACTGATGAGCGATTGTATTCTACAATTGAACTCATGGCAATTATGATTCAAAAATCAATAGGAGATAATTTAGGTAATACCTTCGGTATTCGTGCTGATGATGAAACTTTATCTAATGAGGAAGAGAACGCTGTAGAAGAATTAAATAAATGGGGTAGAACTATGAAACTCCGTAGGTTGTTCTACCAAGATACAGTTGACTTATGGAAATATGGAGATCTAGTGGATCTAATTAGAATCGATGGTCAAAGAGGTGTTTATGAATTAACACCATTACCAATGAGTTTAGTTACAGCAGTTGATAATCGTAATCAAATCAACAAGGCTTTATCCTTTAACGAAACTGTCATAATGAGACCAAAATGGTACTTGGTTGATGAACAAGAAAATAGACAAGACTTTCCAGATGCAATATACAAGAAGGAAAGAATACTACACATATCATTTAATCCAAGAGGTAATTGGATAAGGGATAACCTACGTCGTATGACCTTTGGCGTTTGGTCTACTTCACCAATCAACTCTTTAATTGGTATTCTTCAATGGAAGAAACAATTAATTCGTAATGATATGCTTTGGAGAAATAGAAATGTACCAAGAGAATTACATCGATTAGACTTAACACAATTTGATCCTAAAAACTTTACAGGTACATATGAAGAAAAGATAGCTTCTGCAAAGACTGCTGCTGAAAATGCACTTAATGATTACAATGCTAACAATCAAAATAGAGAAGCAGATCAAGGTATTGTAACAGGTATGGGTGTAGATATTAGTTACTTAGAACCAAAGACAGCTAATTATGCATCACCAATGCCAATTATAGATCAAATCAATCAAACTATTGGAGGTCCTTCCGGAACACCATCAGCCCTAGCTGGAGGAGGCGGAAAAGATGGGTTCACTGCACTAGTACAACAATCATCCTTCCTTGCCCTTAGATCTGAAATTTATGCTGGAGTTATTCAAGACAAGTACGAAGAGCTAGGTAAGAGACATTTACGTATAGTCAGACCAGGAATTAGAAATGAAGTTGTTGAAAGATGTTTCATTAAGAATAGATTAATATTAGATAGAGATAGAGCTGAACTAGCAAAGATAATTGCAGTACTTGTAAATGCTAAAGTCTTTACTCAAGATGAGATTAGAGGAATCTGGGGAATAGATCCATTAACGCTTAAACAAGCTCAAAGCATTATAGATTGGGCTGCAGCTACCAACCCAGTTGGAGAAGGCCGTACCCCTGATGAAGTAGAAAGTGATCTTAATAACCGAAAGACGACCGATCAAAACCCAACACAAGGTCAAGAGAGTCCACGAACTAGAGAAAGAAACAATCTACAAGGTGGAACAGGAAATATAAGAA